CCAAATAAATTTTTTATATAATCAAACTCTTCACGTATCATTCCTTTGACACTCTCACTCACATCGAGGTTGTCAAGATTAATTTCTACAGGACTATCGTTCTGATCAGCAACTATTGCTTCATGCAAAATATCTTCGATAGCGGAATCCACCTCTGGATGCATCGCCATCTCTCGATACTTTTTCACCATGTCATACTCAGTCTTGAAGTTACCGTCTAGATCAAGATACTGACCATAGTAACCTCCTGCAATATAACTAGTAGCTCCGTCCTCGCTTGAAGGTTGTATCGGAGACGGGGCACGCTCCGTTACAGCTTTCTTCTTAAACGAGAAACCGAATAACTCTGCCATAATATTTTGGTTTCTTTACCTGACTATTTAGTCGTGCTACGCAACGACGTTATTCTTATTGTCTCCACCTTCAGTAGTGTGGTACTGATATGCAAATTCAACATCAAACTCTTCGTAAGAATCATTGTTGTCGTATGCAAGTGATACCTGTGAAACACTTACTGGGAATGCAGAGATCAGGTTGTACTTTCTGAGTTCTGTTAGTTTTCCATCAGCAGCACCTGAACCACCAAACTTATCAAGTTGTGTGACTTGGATGTCTACCCATGTATCTACTATATCTGCTGATGCTAAGTTTGCATCTACTCCATTAGTTAACTCGATCCATTTCTCATAAGCACTTCTTAATGCAAATGCGTCATCCATATAGAATGTGCCTGTCCATGTTTCGTAAGTTCTGTCGCCAGGAACTTTGATAACTCTTCCTCTAAAAGGAAGTTCAACTGTTCCTACGTTGGTTGCTGGTAATGCAGCAGACTTACACATGTAAGTTACAGCAGCACCTTTTGCACCAGAAACACCATCGACGATTGGTTCTGCTAACTCTGTGCCTTGTGGCCAAGTGTGGAATACCGAGAAAAGGTTAGGACGTACACCGCCTCTAATTGCCTTTTGGAATTCTAGAATACCTAGTGGGGTTGCCATTTTTAAATTGCTCCGTTAATTATCTGCGAGGGACGACTTCCTCAAAACTAACACCAGTACGTGTTGCTATGAAAGTCAGTGTGATAAAGTTGATTGAACGTGCAGGCTTGATATAGAAGTCTGCTTTAAATTCGTTCGCGTCAATGACTGCACCAGTATTATTGGTGTCATCACATACAACTAGGAAATCTGTTAAACCTCTTTCGGCTTGTACACCTCTAAGGTATGGTTCAACAACATTCTTGAAGTTGTTTCTTGTGAATTCGTCATTAAGTTCAAAGAGTACCCCCTTCGCAGCGTTGCCGATTGTCTTCTCTATCACGTTGAAAAGACGACGAACGTTGATGCGATCAAATGCAGATGGTGAAGCGAGAGCAGTTTTGTCACCGAAAAGAATAATTCCTTGACCAGGTAGACTGGTGATTGGATTGATTCTCTTCTGATATAATGAATCTCTTTCGGATTTAGTTGGTGAGTATGCTAGTTTAACAGCATTCTTAATAGCACCACGGTTTAAACCTGCTGGTGAGAACCAAGGTAATCCGTTTGCAGTAGTTGCAGCACATAAACCTGCAACGTCTCCGTTACATGGAATGTATCTGTACTTATCAGCAAATCTGTCGTAGATATACTTCCAAGTATTATCAAACACACCGAATGATGTGGATTGAAGATTACTGTAGAAACTTACTACATTACTTGTTTGTGTTGTAGAGTTTACTACTCCAACAACATCTCCTCTATATGGAGAACAGAAAGCGACGCAATCTTTTCTGCTATCAGCGATCTGTAATACTTTGGCAGCGATTGCCTGTGTGTTTGTCTTACTTGCAGCATCGCCAGGACCCATAAGGATGTAATCAATCTGTACTGTTTCAGTATCAGCGAACTCTTGAAGTCCTGAAATGATTTCTCCTGATGTTGCAGTACCTGTCTCTGCACCTTTTTGGAAGGTGTAAGTCTTAGGTGATCCAAATAAGTCAAAGGTTGTTGTGCTATCTGAACCTGCGTTACCAGTACCTGCGATGTTACCTCCTGTAACTCCTTGGTTAGCACTTACATCATACACATCAGTTTCGTGTGAACCCCAGTAGATGAATGATGACTTGTCAAGGATTGCTTGAGGATAGTAACTACCTGCACCTTGTGAAGTTCTAGCATTATTTGCTTTAGACAAATATGTATGTTTCTCAACCAAAGTGTTTGGTGTTCCAGTAATCTCTCCTGTAGAATCATACACAACTACATGCATTTCATCATTAGCACCGCCACGAGCAGCAACATAAGGAGAAGTGCCAGGACGAGGACCGATTGATGACCAAGGTAATCCAGTGTAGACTACTTGATTATCATACCAGTCAGAAACTAATGTGACGTTTCTGTCAGTAACACCGTTTTCAACATCGTCAGTAGTGTCCCAAGTATCAGAAGTAATTAAGGAAACTTTGTTAGTAGTAGCATCCCACGCATAGATGTAACCACTCTTCGTACCACCTGTGTTCTGAACTTGTGTACCAACTGCTGATACCGCTAAAGGACCGTCTAGTGTTAACTGAACATCTGCACCTTTGTCTATAACAGCAACCTTAAGTGCGTTTGCTTCTGAACCTACGTCTCTTGCTGCCCACTTAAATGGGTTTGCTGTAGCAGTAAAATATGTTGCTTCGTATACTTCCTTAGTCGTAATAGAAAGAAGATATGGAGAAGTTGTTGAGTCGTCTGAAGCAGTTAACTGTCCAGATGTTGCACAACGAACTACGTCAAGTACTCCACCATATGATAGGAAACTAGCGGCTGTCCACCAAGTAGTTGCGTTACTTTCGGATGGTTCACCGAAGATTTCAATTAATTGAGATTCTGTAGATATACGTACTGGGGTAAGAACAGGTCCTTTTTGAAATGATCCTGCTATTGCACCTACGTTTACTTCAACCGTCTCAATCGAACCAAGGGTTAGATCTCTTTCTTGAATCTCAACTCCTGGCGATAGAAGCGTGCTAGCCATGCGTGTACTCCTGATGATAAATCAATTTTTGTCTATAGTTATTTAGAAATTGGAGCTTCTTCAGCGATACTCCCACATAAAGTTTCTATCTCCATACTCATCTAAAGTATAATCGTCACTGTTCATATCAATAGTCCAAACATTTCCTTCTTGATCTATTATCTTTTCATCCTCCAGTCCATCATCAATAAAACCGAACGGAGCCATGTCTTGTTCTATTTGATTCTTCTGTTCCTCATATATTCTGCGACGAATATCCTGATCCGTCATCTCTTTGAAATATTCTTGCTGTACCAACCATGAGAATATAACCAGACACATAACCAAATCATCATGGTATCCTTCATCTGCTTCAAATGATTGTTTGTTCTGAATAAAGGTAGTCAGTTCAGATACTATGTTGTAATCCTTAACAATTAATTTATCATCCTCTATCAATGTCTTTAGGTTAGAGCATCCTTGTGCTTTGACAGTTTTACTCATCTTGACACCCATCTGTGTCTTGTTACCTGAGAAACCTTGCCCCACTACTTGACCTGCACGACCTCTCATTGCACACATCAATACGTTTTCATACTCTACATCATAGAATAAACTAGAAGCAACTGCTTCTCCTATATCATTTACCTCTATTAATACGTGTGCTTTATTGTAATTGGTTGCTACATTGTAGATAATGTTTGGTAATAGCATAGGTCTAATTTCATTACTCCTATACTTTGCTACTAATCTCCATGGTGCTTTGGAAATATTGATAACCACAAAGGCAGAGTAATCCTGTGCTAATCCACGTGATACATCACAGCATATAATATAGTCATTATTATCTACTGGGTTTTCATATACATCAAGACCTGCATTGCTGGTCATTATATCATCATAGGTCAGCACTCTTAACTTAGATGCTGCTATCAATGTGTCAACAGATCCTAGAAACTCACAGTCAAACTCTTGAGTGAACTGTCTGACTGACGTGTTCGCAATAGTTGTTTCTTTCCACTTAGCATCTCTACCTGGCACTTTAGACCAGTGAACTTCAGACCATGCATATCCATTTCTACCTTTCTGTGCGTCTACCCACAACTTATAGAAATGGTTCATACCATTAGGGGTAGATATAATTATTACCTTTGTCTTGGTACCAGAAGTAATAGTAGGATATACTGAGCTAAAGAATGCCTCAGCGATATGATTAGGAATAAAGGC